ACTATAAAAATGTACGGAGTAGGCTAATGGGTATACCAACACTGATAACAACAACTACGGCGAGTGGGGATTCTGACGTTGCATTTACCAATATAACAAGTGCCTATGATGAGTATATGTGGGTACTTACAGATATAAATCCCGGAACAAACGCTACTGCTTTGTGGATAAATTTCTCTGATGATACTTCCAGTCATTCTTATGATTTAACAAAAACTTCAACATTTTTTAGTGCAATGCACAGAGAGAATGATAGCGAAACAGGATTAGTTTATGTACCAGGCTTTGATATTGCTCAGGGTACTGGCTATATAAGACTTGGACATGATGATACCGGTAGTGGTGCAGATGAGTCTTTTGCTGGAATTCTTCATTTATTTAGCCCGGCCAGTACAACCTATGTGAAGCATTTTTATGGGAGAGGTAACAATTATCATCACGATAATTACGTAGAAGATGGGTTTATTTCTGGATACATTAATACAACTGCAGCCGTTACGGCAATTAATTTCCAGCCGGATCAGGGCGTTTTTGACGGCGTAATTCAGATGTACGGAATTTCTTAATTTAGGAGCAATTTAGATGGCAAGACACAAAATGGTAGACGGTGTAAGAATCCAATTCACACCGGAAGAAGAGGAACTTCGGAATCAGGAGGAGGCTGCATGGGCAGCCGGTGCTTTTGATCGCGCAATTGGGCGATTAAGAGAAGACCGTACCCGCAGACTGGCTTCAACAGACTGGTACGCCTTACAGGACGTAACACTTTCGCCTGAAATGCGTGATTATCGTCAGGTACTTAGAGATCTGCCATCTGGACTTTCGACAGTCGAAGGCGTTGAAAATGTTTCCTGGCCCGTTAAACCAGCGGAATAATTGTTAAGTACTTACATTCTGCCATTACTCAGTCTGGCAATTCTCGCTTGGATAGGAATTCAACATAGACCAGTAATAGGCAGCACAACATTTCTCATTGTTTGTGCATTCTTCTGGTACTCCTGGGCCACTCTTATGGGGTTGCCCCGTCCTTACCTACAACAAGAAATCGATGTACAGGCATATGTACTGGATGAACCCAATTACATCTATATCTGGTCGGCAAAATTGCCTCCAGTAGCGTATCGAATTCCATGGGACATGGAGCAAGCCATGTTGCTGGTCTCCAGGAAACCCGTCAGATACATTTATCACGAAGGCGAATGGTCCCTTCATCCTAAACCACAGGAAGATTTACCACCCAAATGAAACGATACATTACAACATTCGTTCTAGCTTGCTTCCTGTTTTGCACTCAAGTTACAGCAGAAGAACTACATAAATATAATGCCCTCATCGAGCATTCGAGAGATGCGGTCGTCGTGGTAGCAGCAGAGGTTGAGGAAGGCAGAGGTGGATATGGTACTGGGTTCCTGATCAGTGCTGATGGTTACCTGATAACCAATTATCACGTTGTTCATCGTAGCACCATCATTCGAGTCTGGTTCTACGATGAGGAAGATCCAAAGCACTACAAGGCAGATATGGTCGCATTCGATCCAGTTGCAGATCTCGCTCTTCTCAAGCTGAATGTTAGGGAAGACATGCTTCCTTTAACCCACCTCAAAATTGAGGGCAACCTGGATCGCATCCAGGTCGGTGATGAAGTAATTGCAATCGGACATCTACTAGGTCTCCATTGGACCGTAACTCGTGGTCATATTAGTCATGCAGATCGACGCGCCAGGCATAGCGTCTATGTAAAAACCATTCAGCATACGGCACCCATCAATAGGGGTAACTCCGGTGGTCCTCTGATCAATACTGAAGGTCATGTCATTGGCGTCAATACTTGGGTTCTAATACCTAAAGGACAAGGACAAACCGTAGGCGTCGGTTATGCAGTGCGTGGAGATGTTCTCGATAAATCCGTCAAGGCATTGATGAAAGACGGGGAGAGAGTACGACCCAGCATGGGCATCATGTTCTCTCACCTCAGTGAATTCTCTATTAAGAGACTGACAAAAGAGAATCCAGGCGTATTCTTTCCAAATACCTTTGGTATCGTTGCTTCAGGTGTAAAAGAAGACAGCTGGGCTTATAAACAAGGGATCCGGTCACATGATGTTGTCGTTGCAGTCGATGGAAATCCTGTCAACGGACTGAGTGATCTGGTTGATTACGTCATGCACCTGCCTGTAGGCCAGGCCGTGAGCCTACTCGTGATCCGGGAAGGTGTTTTCACAAAAGTGGATTACGAACTCAAGAAGTTGGAATTCGATTTGGCTTACTACGATAAACGATTAGAACAAGAGGAAAATACCGAAGAGACACCCGAACCAGAACCAGAACCAGAAGACGAGTAATTTTTCATGGCTAGATTCTCGGTCCTACAGTCATTGCTGTTTGGCATGTTGATCTACGGATTTCATGTTGGTGCTTTGCACTACGTTTACGAGGCAGATAAAACAAAAATAGTTGTACTGATTGCAGTTGCTTTTTTGATTGCCTTAACACTTGCCCCAAAGAAACCGGAGTGGACTTCCTGGATCAGTCACAAGCTGATTGATCTTGGTCTATTAGGAACTGTCGCCGGTTTCATTATTGCACTCAACGGGGTCAGCATTGCAGCGGTCAATGATCCGGAACAGGTTGTGATGATGGTTACCCATCTTCTTTCCGGAATGCGTACCGCATTGTTTACAACAATCACTGGCTTATCGGGTTACTTGTGGCTATCCCTGACTCTAAAGATGAAGTAGGGGCGACAAGCACAGCGTTCAGAGATGTCTTATTTCTGACTCTATCTTGCTTTGTCATCATCATTATTCTTCTCCTACCGCATATTGCGGTCGATCAAGACAAGAAGAAAGATGAAGATCCACCGGGAGTGATGATTGTCGAGATCTCCTGGCCTCCTAGTACCTGGACAGATATCGATCTCTGGGTGGTGTCTCCGAATGACAAAAGGCCAGTTGGTTACTCGAACCAGGATGATGCAGGGTTCAACCTGCTGCGGGATGACCTTGGAACCAAGTTCGATCCGATGCCTGAGAATTATGAAAATGCCTACACCAGGGGTTTAGCGGACGGGGAATACATCATAAATGTTCATGCCTATTCTGATAAGGATAAGGCACTGCCATTTGATGTTAATTGCGTGGTCAGAACTAAAACCGGCCATACACAAATCATTGCAAGAAAGACAGTGCGACTGACTCACATAGGACACGAAATCACGGTCTTTAGATTTACCCTGAAAGACCAAAATTTGGTTGGTGAAGTACACAGTGTTCCTATAAGTCTTAGGAAGAAAATAAATATAGGGATGGCAACGGGTTCTAACCCAAATGAGGATTGGCAATGATGGAAACGGGTGTAATGTTAGATGCGGTACTGGGTATTTTAATGCTTGGTATCGGAATGATGATGCGGAGGTTTTGGCAATTAGTGGACAATCTTAGAGAAAGCGACATGACCCTGCATAACAGGATCACCAAGGTACAAACTGAAACCCTTTCCATGTATGTGCAGAAGCAAGACTTTGAACAAGCAGTTGATCGAATCCTTTCCAGGATAGATCGAATGGAAGAAACTTTGTTACATAGAGAGGGATCATAATGGTAGATATTCAAGACAAGATCGAAGAAAACGTCAAAGATGCTGCAACTAAATTCAGTAAACTCGGCAAGGAACTTAAAAAGCCATGGGTAAGGATAGTCCTGATCGGAATCGTTCTTATCGGTATTTACAATGTCTTTACGGGCTAATACTGATATTTTTATTAGTCGGGTGTACCACTCTGAAAAAGTCAGCGATTCTTGGGGGAGTGGCAGCGACCTCTGCGGGTGTGGCAAGCGCACTGTTGAGTCCTGTATCAACAGCTGCAGTGGTAGCAGCGACTGTGACTGCAACGGCGATTGCGACCGAACTACAGACCAAGGGAGAACCAATTGAGATGGAATGTGCGCCTGACAACCTGTGGACTATGCTGGGAACCCTTATAGAAAGTGGAGCAATGTGGATCGGGATCTGTGCGCTTGCACTGATGCTGATTGGTTGGATCCTCCCAGGACCACTAACATTCAAAAGAAAGAAAAATGGCAACGTCTAGTTCATACGATTTCAGTAGAAACCGAGACCAGTTAATCAAGGATGCTTTTGTTGAAGCTGGCATCCTGGATCCGAACGACAGTCTAGGAAGTGATGAGGGAGAATTCGGTGCAGTTCAGCTGAACCGGATGATCAAGTGGTGGCAAGCAGACGGCAAACGTCTCTGGGCAGTCCGTAAATCCTACCTGTTCCTGGAAAAAGATACGAATACCTATTCCCTCGGACCGAGTGGAGACCATTGGACTGAATCCTTTGTCTCGACCCAGATCAAGACAGCTGCTGCTTCTTCTGCTACTTCGATCGATATCGATTCGAGTACAGGGATGACTGCAGCTGATAACATCCTGATCGAACTCGATGACGGTACATTACATACGACCACCATTTCGAGTGTTACGGATTCAGATACGGTAGCCATTGCCTCTGGGGTAGCTGACGCAGCTGCTGTTGATAACTACGTCTATACCTATACCACGAAGGCACAACGACCACTAAGAATCAATTCTGCGGTCCTACATGACAAGAGCGCGGACGTCGATACCCAACTGTTCACGATCTCAAGAGAAGAATACTGGAACCGTCCGACCAAGAGTACAGATTCCCGGCCAGCAGAATATTACTTTGATCCTCAGTTGACCAATTCCAAAATATCCATCTTCGGGGAACCGGACACAGTCCAGGATTACATCATTGCCCTTTGTGACTTCCCCATTGATGACATGGATGCTGCAGCCAATGACTTCTCCTTTCCCCAGGAATGGATTGAACCATTGACTTACAACCTGGCCTATCGATTGGCAGTCGCATATCGCGCACCACAAGAGAAGATCGCATTCTTGCGGTCATTGGCTAACGAAACCAAATATGTAGCGGACTCCTGGGATGTAGAGAAAGCACCGCTACAAATGAGACCTGACACGGGGTGGCTACATGCCAGCTAGAAAAATCGGAAATCCTCTCTGGCAATTCTTCACCGATGCCGGTGCAGTTCTTGCCAGTGGAACAATTAACTTCTATACGCCTGGTACAACGACTGCCAAGGCTATCTATAAGAACGCTGCAAAATCAGTTGAACATTCAAACCCGGTCACTTTGGATAGTGCCGGTAGACCACCGACGAATGAGATCTACACCGAAGGTTTTTATGATGTCCTTGTAAAGAACAGTGCAGGTACGACTATCCGGTCTATCTCTGATTTCGGTGACTCTTGGAGTGCAGTCGGTACGGATCTCTCCCAGAATGTTCTTTCCAACCATTCTTTTGAGACTGCTGGATCCGGATCTCAACCTTTTTCAAACTGGACAGAAACAGATTCTGGAACTGTAGTCGCCAGGGATACATCAGGACATCAACATGGTGCTGCGTCCTGTAAATTTACCAGTTCCAATAACAGTTCTGACAGTCTTCTGAGCGATGCGTTTCCTCTTGATCCACTGAAGGAATTGATTCTTGAGTTTGATATCCTGGCAGACAACGCCGGGGCGCAGCCAAAGATAGAAGTCAACTGGCTCAACAATTCACAAGGTGCTATCTCAAGCACCACCCTCTACTCCTCTACAGAAGGCATTACGCCAACAGCCTGGACCCGTCTCTACGGGTTCAACTCGACACCTCCATCGACGACTCGTTACGGCAAGATCAAGATTACGGGCAATGCACATGCCACTACACGAACCGTCAATTTCGACAACATAGAGGTTTACCAGACCAATCCCTATCCCAAAGAAGCTCCATTCATTCCCTATGGATTGAAACTGAGCAGAGATTCAGGTGATACCAGCAACGACATCAACATCACTGCTGGCGCGGTCAAGGATGCCACCCTGGTAGAGGACATGGTTCTTAGAAGTGAGATCACAAAGAGAATTGATGCTAGCTGGGCAGTTGGAAACGATGCCGGTGGACTTGCCTCTGGAGAATCTCTAGCCAATAACATCGTTCTTTATGTCTGGCTTATTAAGAATACCGGAACCGGAAATGTCGATGCTGTAATCAGTACCTCGGCCACTTCTCCGACCATGCCATCTGGCTACGATGTAAAGCGTTACATTGGAACCTGGAAACTGAATGCTTCAAATGCCTTGGTAAACGGTCGTTGGGAAGGTAATCGATATACCATTCTCGATGCACCCGTAGAAGACTTCTCAGACAGCAGTTTAACGTCAGGCAGTGCAGAAACTCAGGCAATCAAGGCACCACCTTCATCTGTGGTGAACTATGCTGCTTTGTTTACTGATGCCAGTGGCACGAACTTTACTAATGTCGAGATAGCAATCCTTCCAGGGGATGCATCCTGGACACATCATGTCGGTGGAGCAAGGTTTGATGGTGGTGACG